AGGTGCAGGGACTCTTGCAAATCTGCTTTTAACATTTGCTGTCAAATATCTTTTAAAACATGGTTTAAAGTATTTCATACTTGATGCTCTCTTTAACATACTGTATGATAAATTAAACTTTGTATTGTCATCATATTTTTTATCATCACTGATATCCATCAGTGCATCAAGAAACTTTGCTCTTAATACCATCGGAAGATAATGTAGATTCAATCCTGTAAATCCACCAGGTGCTGCATCAACTATAATAGTCAATGGAAACGAATCATAGTATGGCAATGTATCTTTTGTTTTCGGATCGTAGAAAAACATAAACATTCCACCTGGTATTTGTTTACCAGTTATTTTCAATTCAGGTTCGTTCATCAGCTGATTACGGTTTACTTTACCAAGTGCACTGGCTTGTTTACGAAACCATGCACGTGATTCTGCAGATCGAGGTGTAATACCTTTACGAAAGGCAGCCAACTCTAGTGTTTGAAATAAGTTACTCATGATCTTATTTATACTACTTTTTACGTTTTGTGTAAGGTTTTAATGGTTTGGTAGATTTAGGTTTGATACCCATACGTTCAAGAGTATTCTCTGTCCATACAACAAATCTCCAACCACGATCTTTTGCAAAACTNTCTGCTGCTTTCCATTTGTTCTGGTTCTTGACATAGTCCATTGATTCTGATATGTATCGTTTAGTCTTACGACCTTGATATGCAGGTGGACGTGTCTGCTTATCTGGTTTTATTTCTATCAACCATGTCTCACCATTATTAAATTTAACTTTGAGATCTACAAAATATCTGTGGTAACGCTTATCTACATCCCAGAAATAAGGTATGACGACTTCTTCTGAAGACCATTGTAATATCTGTGGATTTGTATCGCACCATTTGAATGCGTGTTTTTCCCATAGCGATCGATATACTACTTTAGTATAGTCGCCGGTATACTTTTTAGGATTTTTAGGTTTATATTTGCCGCTATATGCCATGAAATTCGTTATAAATAGATTCAACTAAGTAATATTTATAAGGTTAGTAATATGCCAGAACCCGGATTTAGAGAAGCGTCAATCAAAAGACCGCTTGGAAACAAGCTTGTATACCCGTTAAATAATCAAAAAGAATACCTTGGCAGAATAACATTTGAAGTCATAGAAGAAAAAAGATATGACGTTCTCGGTGAATTGCAATCACTTAGTGATGGTACAGCTTTGAAAAAAATAAAAGATTTAGGTGCTGCATGGGGTGAAGAAATTAAAGATAAAGCTAGTGACGCTGCTGCTTTTGTGGGTGATCAAATCACACGATTCACCGGAAATGCTATACCGAATAATGATGGCGGAGGTCCAGGAGGTACTCGCGGTTCATCCAAAGCTCAATTAGAAGCTGAGCAAGCAAGATTCAAGAAAGAACAAGCAGATCGTGATACTGCACAAAAGTCTTTATACGGAAATTTGCAGCCTACTCTTGGGTTTAATAGAAAAACCATAAATCTTACTGGCGATAAAATTGCTTTGTATCTTCCTTCTGCAATACAAATACAAGACACTGTATCATACGAAAATATGGAACTTGGTCTTATTGGTGGAGCTGTGTTAGAAGGTGCAAGTGCTGGAACAGGCGCTGCTGCCGGAGCATTAGCAGCTGTTGCCGGTGAAGTTGGTGCTGCTTTTAACGTGTTAAGTGGAAAGGGTGAAGGGTTAAGTAGAGATGCTGCAGGTTTGCTTGCAGGAAAAGGTGCTGCTAAATTCCTTGGTAATACTGGTGCACCTGGTGCTGTTAGAAGTGCAACTGGAGTAACTACTAATCCTAACATAAGAGCCCTATTTAAACAGGTACCACTTAGAACTTTTTCTTTTACTTTTGCTTTAATTCCTACAAGTCAGGCCGAAGCAATAGAAATAGAAAAAATTATAAAGAAATTTAGAACAGAACTTTATCCTGAGAATTTAGAAGCCGGTGGAATACATGTTGGTTATAGATTTCCAAATAGATTTTTAATCAAAGTAAAATATAAAAATACAGAAATACCAGGTATTAAATTTTTACCTGTGTATTTACAATCGTTTAATGCCACATATAATAGCAATGGTATGGGTATGCACGCAGATGGTAGATTCCAAGGTGCAAATATTTCATTAACATTTACAGAATCAAGAGCTATGGCTAAAGGCGATGTAAGAGAGGGATACTAATGTCATTTTTTAGAAATTTTCCATTAGCTGCATATAAATTTGGAGATGAAGAAAACTTTTCACTCTTTCAAAATATTAGTGCATACGTTAATATTATTGATGAGCTGAGAGATGATTTAAGTTATTATACTACTGAATTTGTTCAGGACTATGATAGACCAGATTCATTTTCATATAAGTTATATGGAACAACAGAATTCTATTGGACGTTCTATTATTTAAATGATGATATAAGAGAAAGCGGATGGCCATTACCTCAACAAGATTTATTGCCAAAAGCAAAACTAGATTATCCACATAGGACCATCACAACAACTGCTGAAATATCTAAAACATTTTTACCTGGACATACTTGCACAGGCTCATTGTCTGGTAGTAGTGGCATTGTTGTCAAACGATATATGGATCTAGGTCAAATCATTGTTGAGAGTCCGGATAACTTTAATGCAGGTGAGACTATTACACCTTCTATTAATGGCGTTGCACAAGTTGCAGACGTTGCGATTGTAAAATCTGAAGTTGCTCAGTTTAATTCAGTGCACCATTATGAAAATGCAGCTGGAGACTTTGTTGATATTGGATTAGCTCCAAGTGGCACAGGTACAGGAAACTTTCCTACAGTGTCATCATTTACACCTGTCACATATTTTGAAAGAATCACTGCAAAGAACGATGCATTAAGAGAGATTAATGTTTTAAAACCAAACATAGCAGCTCAAGTAAAAACAGAGTTTAATAAACTATTACGCAGTACTGGATAAACTATGGTTATGCAAGCGCCAGGCGAATATGAAGTAGTTAGATGTGATATATTATCTCACACTCTTGATGATATCGTTAACATTCCTGCTAACGTTTTAGAATTCTCAATAAGCGAAAATATTCGAAGACCATATTTAACTGCAAAAATGGCAATCAATGATGATTTTGCTATGTATGATCAGTTGCGTCTTAATGGTACAGAGCTACTTGAATTGACAATACAACAACCTAATGTTCAACAATCTCCTGCACCTATACCTGTCACATTAAGATTTAATATAGTTGAAGTTATGGGAGCTAGAAAAGTCTCAGATGATAAAGAAGTACTTGAAATAAATTTAGTAGAAACAACTTATGTTAATCAGGCTGCTAGTTTAATTAGTAAAGCTTATAAGGGTAGACCTGATAGAATTATACAGCAGATTTTAAAAGACGCATTAGGTATGGAAATCGATTTTAGCTCGAGTAGATATATACCGCCAGTTCAAGAACCCATGCATATATGCATACCGTATCTGACTGCATTTCAGGCGTGTGAGATGGTGCTAGAAAGAATGTCTACAGATTTTGGTATGCCATTCTTTTTATATACATGTATGAATACCGGAATTATTCAATTACAATCTTTAGAGCAAATGTTAAAAGGTAATGTGTGGAATGATCATATCCCTTACAGATTCTCACAGGCATATAATCAAGGATCAGAACACGGATCCGATCCGAGCATCGTATTTAATGTTATGGATTATCACGCAATTAAAAATGAAAATACTATTAATCTTATGCAACGCGGATGTGTAGGATCAGATGGAGTAAATATAGATGTGAATGCTGGTACTACTCTTAATTATCATTTAAATATTGATAATGAATTAAGAGGTTTAACTGAAAGCCAAATAATACCAAATGGATTTGATCCTGTTCATCATTCGAATTTTAGAGTGAAAGATAAAAGAATATCTGATTTAAATAATAAACAAGTTACTACTATTATGACTGCTAAAACTATGCCAGGATTTAATAATTTAGGTGAGTCACATACTCCTGCTCAATTTAAAAATAGGCATACAACTCATGCTATGAAAAGTTTATTAATTAAATCTGATATGACTATTGTTGTTCCAGGTCAAATGTATTTGACTGGACATAATGCATCAATTGGCAGGCAAATACAATATATTCATCATTCAAATAATTCAAGACTAAAGGATATAGCCGGAAACGTTTCTGCAGAAGATGCAGAAGATAAGTCTAGATCTGGAATATATACTATATTAGCAGCTAAACATTTGTTTACTGCAGAAGAAAAACATAATGTTATTTTAGAGTGTGGTAAGTTAGGAAGACCAATATGAGTTTTTACGGGGATCTTATGAGATGGTGGTATGGCGTTGTAGAAGAAGTAGGTACTGACGAACCACGTCTTGGCAGAGTAAGAGTTAGAATATACGGCGTGCATGCTCCTGAAATTCCAGTTGCAGATTTGCCGTTTGCTTCATGTGTTATTCCAACAACAGAACACGGTGGTAGTGGAATTGGATTCCATCCAAATTTAGGGGAGGGTAGTAAAGTGTGTGGATTTTTTTTAGATGGTGGTAATAGTCAGCAACCAATTATATGGGGTAGTATACCTTCAATCGAGGTACCTTCTCAGGTACAAGTAGATAATGTGAATCAAAACTTTGTAGTAGGAGCAATTGAAGCAAATCCTGTAAGACCAGATACAGGTCAAGTCTTTGCTTATCACGGAAACTTTGATCCAATCTTAAAAGGTGATAACATACAAATTGCATGGGAATTTTTTACACGATTACAGAGCGCAGAGCCAGGTTCTACAAAGTCAAAGTATACACATAAACAGGTTGCAGCAATCATAGGTAATTTACTTGAAGAAAGTAATATGGATCCTGCTGCAGTCGGAGATTCTAAAACGAGTTTTGGTATTGCACAATGGCATATTACTAAAAACAAAAATAATAGATACCAACAATTAATTAACTTCGGCCAGGATAAAGGTGGATGGGAAAAGTTAATTGTTCAACTTGCATTTATAGATTATGAACTTGATGAGATATCATATCATAAAGGTGCAAGATTTAGAGCGACAACAACCATAGAAGATGCAACAGTTACATTTCAAAGATACTATGAGATACCTGCACTAACTGGTAATAAAAGTGCATGGGATGGTGCACCAGAAAGAATAGCAGAAGCTGAAAGAATACAACACGCTTTAGATGTGTACAATTCATTTACACGAGTGAATCAATAATGCCAATTAATCAGAAACAACTAAAAGAAGAATTGCGAAACATAGACAATCGTATTGACTATGGATTGTTATATTCTGAGAATGACAGAGTCAGGAAATCAGTTCAGTCTGCTAAGTTTTCTATATTAGGTAAAACTCTTTCAGAGCAAAGAGGTGGATTCAAAGCCTTAGAAGTAAAGATTGATGATGCTTCAAACGACCAAGATCTAATACCTGATTTTGTATTATCACAAATGACAGAAGATGTTCCAGGTGTAAAAGAAAAAATTAAGACAGATTTAAATGCAACAAGATCAGCGGCATTAGCAAAAATAATAAATGCATCTACAGTGACTCCGAGTACAAAGGCTGCAGCAAGGCCTGAGGAAATTGGTACTCAAATGAATCATATGATGATCACTGATGCATCACCTGATGCAGTTGCAATTGCAATAAAGAAAGCTGCTAATATTACAAACTCTGATGAGTTTAAAGAAGCATTAGAAAATTTAACAAGTCCAGAACTTGCTTCTGAAGTAAGCGAAGCTGTTGATAAATTAGATCTAGGTGAGATATCATCAGGTATTACAAATCTATTTAGTAGTTTAGATAAACAATTAATAATAGCAGCAGGCGGTTTAAATAGTGGTAATCTATTAAAAGATGTAATAGAAAATGTTGGTAGTGGTATTGAAAATCTTTTATCTGGATTCGGAAGCTTTGTTAATAAGCTTTCAACTTCAATAAAAAATGATTTATTAAGTGGTAATATAAAAGATGGAATTGATAAAACTGTAAGTGGCGTGACAATAGATCCAGGTCTTTTAATTACAGCATCTGAATTTCAAATAGCTGCTCCGAAAAACTTAGAGGAAATGACAGGCTTTTTACAAAAACTAGATGCACGTGCACCAGCCGCAACAGCTTTGACAGAAGTATTAAGAACCCAAGTTGCAAAAGTTGAAACTGCATTTGAAAGACAAAAGCTAGATGTTGCAAATACAGTAAAACCTGATACAGCTTTTAGACCGATAATGCCTACTACTAATATAGAAGAGCTTACAAAAGCAAATACATTCCTACAACTGAATAGTAGAGAAGCTATTATATCAGTGTTAAACTCTGCTACTCGTGATATATCTGCTGTTGTTTGGCATTGGACCGGACACTTTAATGATCAAGGTGAAATTGGTGCAAGACAAATAGATACTGAATATAAAGCAAAGAATCTTCCAGGAGTTCCATACCATTTTGTAATAAAAAAGAATGGAACTATTGAAGTAGGTGCAACTATTCACGAAGAATCTCCACACACATACGAAGAATTTAGACAGCGAAGTATTGGTATTGCTTTTGTTGCAGGATTTAATGGAGTATCTGGTGGTCCTCCTGGAACTGCACCTCTCGATCAAAAATCAATTACGAGATCTCAATGGGCAAGTTTTAAATTATTCATGAATTCATTTTATACATGTTTTCCAGGTGGAGAAGCATTTGGAAATAATGTATTAGACTTAGATCAAAATGCAGCAACTAATATTACAGGTCCAGGTTTTGATGTTGAAGATATTATTATGAAACCTCCATACTCAAAGATCAATATAACGATTCCTGAGAGAGATAGAAAGTTTTTAGATGATGATTTGCGTATTTTGCAAACAAGAAAAGATACAAATAACACTAGCGAACTTGATGGATATGGGATACAATAATGGCTGATACATTTGAAATAGATAACATGGATGCTACCTCAAGCGGTGCAACTAATAAATCGTTAGCTAAAGGATTCGAAGATCCAAGAGGAGAATTTCCACGTCCTGAACAATGGTATAAACCATCTAACAGTAATGCTAAAGCCAGCGTCAATATTGGAGGCGGAGATCCTAATATTGATGTTGCAAAGTATATTGAAGAAAATTTAACAGAAACCACATACGGAGACGTTTCAACAAAAAGAACGAAGGCTGGTCATGTATTGCAGTTTGATGATACAGGCAATGGCGAACGTGTAGTATTGATGCATGCAAATGGTACAGGCATTGAGATGATGGCTGATGGTACCATGAAGATGCGTACAGAACAAAACATGATTACATCTGTCGCAGGTACTGGCGTACTTATCGTAGAAGGCGATCTTCAAATTTCTGCAGGTAATGTAACAGTTGATGCAACCGGTGATTTAGATATGAATGTATCAGGTGACTATAACTTAACAGTCGGTGGAAATAAAAAAGAAGAAATTATAGGATCTAATAGACAAAAGATTGGTGGTAACCAAGGTACAGTTGTAACCGGTAATAGTTCTCATACTGTTGTAGGAACAAAAACCAATAGCACACTCAGCGATTTTAATAATATCGTAAAGGGTGGTTATGCAAATACAGTAGAAGGCAATTATTCTATGTTCGGTCATGGCACCGCTACAATGACATCTGAAGTTGAAGTAGCAATCACTTCTTATGATATTAAGATGGCAGCAACTGATGTGGCTATCTTTGCCGCAGGCGGAACGATCGGTGGCACTGAAATGATATACTATGGATCAAATGCTATATTCAGTGAAGGTGTTAAAGCTGCTGGCGTTACTGCGACTGGTGGTATGACTGCTCCAAGATTTACTGGTGATTTACAAGGAACTGCAGATAAAGCAAAAACTGGTGGTACTGATACAGATTCAGGTTCAACAAATTCTAATACAGTTGCTGCTGGTACTACTGTCGCTGCAGATGTAACAACATCCGAAGAACCAACAGCCGCTATTGTTGATGACTATATTGAAAATTCAAACAGAGGCGTTCGTAAAGTTGTAATTGATGAAGGAAACTTTATTAAAAACAAAATAGATTTAAATGTTATGACTGGCGGAGTATCTTCTACACCTATTAATACAAAAGATATNAGACANATATTAAAAGATCCTGCAAATAATTCAAATGCAATCTTTATGATGTACCTCATTGGTAATGGTTTAATTCATGACAACTATAATAAAAAGATTCCGAGCGGATTTAATCGATCATCAAATTTAGCAACTGAGTTTATTCCAGGTTCTTTTGCCGGAGATGCTGGTCGTAATAGAACTTTCTTAAAACAACAACGTGCAAAGATACAATTTAAACCAGACTATAACTATGATCCTATGCGCAGAAAAACACCTGATATATTAGGTGAAAATTACTCAGGAAAATCAACACTAGCTATTACTCCTAAAACATTGATATGCCATGGTGTTCCTATTTCTAAATTTTGTGTAAGACATACTTTGAGTCATATGGCTGAAGATGATAGATTTGAACTTGCAAGAAACCTATTGATGCAGGCCGAAGTAATTAAATTAAAAAGGCGTGCAGAAGAATTCGACAAATATAGATTAGTAATAGCCGAAGGTATATACAAAAAAGGTCCAACAGAAACACTGACACCAGGTTCTACATTAGACTTAGCAACAAAAGGTAGAGCAATAGTATATGAATTATATGATAATAGCAATATAAATTATCCAGAAGTTGCTTATGATTTTGCAGAATATCTTATGAGACATTTGTTCGCATATGAAAAAATTATATTGAGCTATGATACAATTCAACCTACTGGTACACGGGCTCATGAAAAGGCACATGTTCAAATCATTGTTATCATGCCAGAAGTTGATGAAGACTATAAGAGTCTCGGTAATAGAGATCTAATAGAAACTCATTATAATAATAAAGTATTAAGTAAAACAGATTTAGTTGAAGTAGGTATGAATGCACCTGGCGAATTACCTAATGTTCCTATAAGCACTTCGCCAGTCGTTAGATACTTATTTGGCGCACATACGATACGAGATAAAAAAGTTCTTGTCAAATTAGAAAACGCTCTTGCAGATGCAGCAGTAGAAGTCGGCATTGAGTCAGTTAATATTATAAGTGGTAAACAGCCTGGAACAAGAGGACTCAGAGTTAAAAACAGCAGTACACGTCACGATACTGGTTTAGCGGCTGATTTAACACTCACGTTCCGAGGAAGAGTTTTAAACTTTAAAGAAGTAGAAGGTACATCTTATAGAAATGATCAGTCAAAAGCAACTGAGTTTATCAAAGCAGCGATAGCAAGAGGAATTCTTGGTGGCGGAAGTGGTATTGGTTATATGGGTCCTAATGTAATGCACCTAGATATGATAGGTTCTAAAACCGGTGAAAAGATAGTATGGAATTCTGATGAATGGTTTTCTTCAGCATTTGGTATTACTTCCGCATAAACTGTTATAAATAAGGTTAAATGTAAGAGAGATCAATGGCCACAAAACTTTCAACAGAAGATGGAAATCTTAATTCCTCGATTATTTCTGCTAGAAATAAAAAGTATAGCGATATTGATTTAACTTTAGCAGTTAAAGCAAGCGGTGAAGTATTTAAAAAGACAGATGCGGCAGCTGTTAAACAAGCCGTTAAAAATCTGATATTAACAAATTATTATGAAAAACCGTTTAGTCCTTTATTTGGTGGCAATATGAGAGATTTGTTATTTGATCTTTCCGACGAGGATGCAGAAGAAGATATAGAACAACGCATTATTAGCGCTATTGATACATTTGAACCAAGAGCAGAAATAATAAATGTATTTGCTATTGCAAAACCTGATAGAAACTCAATATCAGTAACATTAGAATTTAGAGTAATAAACACAGAAGAAATAGTAACATTTTCGACAGTGCTACAAAGGTTAAGATAATATGGCAACAACAATTAAATCATCAGCATTAGATTTTGCAAATATTAAATCAAATCTAAAAAACTTTCTGGCAAATTCAACAGAGTTTGCTGATTATAACTTTGAGGCTTCTGGTTTAAATAATATTCTGGATGTACTTGCATACAATACACACATCAATGGATTAACAACTAACTTTGCATTGAATGAATCATTCCTTGGTACAGCACAACTTAGATCAAGTGTTGTATCACTTGCAACTGGTATTGGTTATGTACCAGACACAATGACATCTGCAAAGGGAACTGTTGGAGTTTCTCTCAATCTTTCGGCTGTGACTGATAGACCTCCTACTATTGATTTACCGGCTTATACACAGTTCACTTCAAGCGTTGATGATATAACATACACATTTCAAACTGTTGAAAAATTTACTGCAACAGATGATACTTCCGGAAACTATATATTTAAAACCGCAGATGGTTCTAATGCAATTCCAATCTTCGAAGGTGCTCGTAAAACAAAAACATTTTTAGTCGGAGAATTCAGTGAGACTGATGTTTATATTATTCCTGATGCAACAATAGATGCCGATACTACAATCGTAAAAGTATTTGAATCATTGGCAAGTAGTATCTTTGCAACATATACAAATATCACTGCCGCAACTACTATTTCTTCTACATCTACTATTTACATTCTAAAAGAAGCTCCGAATGGTTTATTTCAATTATCATTTGGCGGTAATGGTATTCTTGGACTTAGCCCAGAAGCTGGTAATTCAATTACTGTTGATTATCTTTCAACAAAAGGTGCTTTGGCTAATTCGGCAAAAGCATTTGCTCCTGTATCAACGCTGCCTGTAAATGGTATTGCTCGGACTCTGACTGTTACAACAACTGCCGCTGCAATTGGTGGAGACACGAAAGAATCAATCGAGTCTATACGACGTAATGCACCTTTTCAATATGCATCGCAAAATAGAATGGTTACACCTGAAGATTATACTGCAATTATTTTACGTAACTTCTCAACTCTTATTAATGATATTATATCATGGGGCGGCCAAGATAATCCAGAGCCTAAGTTTGGTACGGTATTCTCATCAATTGATTTTGAAGATGATGTAACAGAGGCTACTCAAGCAGCAACTAAAGCATCAATTGTGAATTTAGTCAATCAGCTTGCAGTGATATCATTTAATGTTGAGTTCGCAGATCCAATAGATGTTAACATAGAAACAGACGTCTTTTTTCAAATAAATCCAGATCTAACTCCTCTTTCTATTAACAGTATTAAAACAAATGTACAAACCGTAATATCTAATTATTTTGCAACGAGTATTGGAGGATTTAGTAAGTCATTTAGAAGATCAAATCTATTAACACTTATTGACGAAGTAAGTCCTGCTGTTCTTTCAAGTAGAGCAACAGTACGTATGCAACAAGTTATTGTTCCTACTATTAATCAATTTAATGAATTTATTCTTACTATGCCAGCATTGATTGCATTGCCTGCAGCAAAAGCAGAACCAAGTGAAGCAGATTATATTGTTAAGTCGACTACATTCCTTGTAGACGGCCAACCATGTCGTATTCTAAATGAGCAATATGCTAATGTAGCAACTACTAAGCTTCAGGTGGTTCAATCAGGAACAGGTACAATTATAGTAGATAACATTGGATCATTTAGCACCACAACCTCTAGAGTTAATATCATAGCATTTAGACCTACCGGTTTACTTGGTGGTACATCAAACGTAAAAATATCAGCAGTTCCTGCAAATCAAAGTGCTATCTCACCAACTCTTAATTATATTCTTAAATTTGATGCAGGACTATCTACTATTAATGCAGTTACAACTGATGCGGATAACTAAGAATGGCTTTGAATTTAGATAAAACTCTTTCGGATATAGGTCGTAGAGAATTAGATTTTACAGGAAATCTGATTACAGAAGCGTTGCCAGAATATTTTAGAGAAGCAAACCCTAAATTCATTAAACTACTTGAAGAGTATTATAAAGACTTAGATGGTGAAGGTAACTTTGGCCAACAGTTAAAAACACTTCCAACTCTTCGAGATATAGCACAAACCGCAAAAGCAAATCTTACGTTTATAGAAGATGAACTGTTACTAGGTCAAAACTATATTGAAGGTGCCCTTGATAATAGAACAGGTGCAGAACTTTCTAATAACTTTTATCGTTCAAAGGGTACTAAATTTGGTATTGAACGATTCTTTAAAATGTTTTTTAATGAAACTCCGGAAATAATATACGGTAAAGATCTTGTATTCAAGATAGGTAATAAGATTGGTCCAGAGACTGGTTTACGAATTACCGATCCTACTATATTTCAATTTTGGGGAATACTCATTAAATTAGGTATTGCTCAAAATGAATGGTTAGAACTATATAAACTTTTTGCTCATCCAGGCGGAATGTTTGTAGGTTCAGAAGTTCAAATAGCAACAGTTAATGATGATATCAGTTTTGATTTAATGCCACTTAGTATAGCTGAACCTACGCCAGATGCACAGTTTGTATCACTTGCAAGCGCTGCACCATTTGCGATTCAAGAACTCAGTGGTATCGTTGGCAAAACATTAACAGTATACGATTCAGATGGTGTCGACAGTGATGGAGGTTCTTTCAGAGTCGATCTCGACAGATCTTCTCTTACTCACTTCACAGATTCTGCAGGCAATCAGCCAGATGTCTTCTTACCGTTCGGCAATATTCAAGACTTCGGATTGGTCACAGCTTCTGTTATTACCTCGAAAGACAGAGGACTTGTTACTGATGGAGCTGGTTCATTCCTTGACTCTGACTTCGGTGACTTTAGCCAAAACGTATTCGGAACAATTGGATACCTTGACAATACATTCAGAAGTGTTGTTGATACTGTACGTGTTGCTTCACAAACAATGGATGAAGATTCAGATGCGTCACCATTCGGACTTGGTGTTGCTAGAACAGATAACGAACAAATCACACTTGATGCGGATGAGTTTAGTTATTATATTGATTCATCCAGGTAAAGCGTATAAATAGATACAAATCATAGGTTAAAACAATGGCAAGACAAACAATAAATACTGGAACGTTAGCAAACGATAATACTGGTGACACGCTTCGTGCTACTGGTACAAAGATCAATGCCAATTTTAGTGAAATCTATACTATACTTGGTGGTGACAGCGTTCAGCCTACAACAAACATGCAGTTCGGTAATAACTCAATCATTGCAGAAGGTACGGTTGCTGATGATTATGAAACTACATTAACATTTACTAATCCTACAGCAGATAGAACTATTACGTTTCCTGATGCCACTGGTACTGTGCAGCTATCAGGTGCTTCACAAACATTTTCTTCTCCTGTATTTACTACACCTCAGATACAAGATACATCTTCTAATCATCAATATATTTTTGCTCCTTCAGAATTAGCAGCAGATAGAACTGTTACACTTCCATTGTTGACGGGCAATGATCAGTTTACATTTAANGCTCATACAGCAACTCTTACAAATAANACACTTACAAGTCCTGTACTTACGACACCTAAAATTGCAGATGCAGGTTTTATAGCAGATGCGAATGGTAACGANCAANTAGTATTTCAGACAACAGCGAGTGCTGTTAACCATATAGAACTTACAAATGCTGCCACTGGTAACTCAGCTGCAATCAATGCAGTGGGCGGTGATGCAGCAGTTAGTCTTGCGATTGCAGCGAAAGGTACTGGTTCACTTACATTAAACAGTAAGTTAAACTATCAGACAGAAACTTTAACTGGTACATCAGTTGCTGTATCTGCTGTTATTCCTTTGACTGTTCATAATTCAGGTTCTGCGGTTGCAGCTTCACTTATTAATGGTACAGTTGCAGGTCAGATTAAAAAGTTTGTTAATATTGGAGCTGGTGCAGTTACGATTACTCCGGCTACATATGGCCAAGGTTCTACAATCATTTTAGCACAACATGAAACAGCTGCATTGATATGGTCAGGTTCAACTTGGTATTCTATTGGCGGAGATGCACTTAAGTTTTTAGGTATCACAACAGTCGGTACACCTCAAGCTTCTAAAGTAATTACGACTGATGCTAATAACGATTTCACAATGCCAGACGGAGATAAGATAAGACTCGGTACTGGTGCAGATATAACATTATTTCATGACGGAACAAATTCACATATTACTAATTCAACCGGAGCTTTTAATCTTGCAGTAGCTAATTCTGGTATTGCAGTTAACATTGGTCATACAACATCTGAAACAACTGTAAATGATAATTTAAGTGTAACTGGCAATGCGGCTGTAACCGGTAATGCAGTTATCACTGGCACAACAACAAATGGTGCAGTCACAACTGAGCATGGTGCTGGTGCAATCGCAACAAGCTTTGCTCCGATTACTCGTAGATATACAGAAAACGGCGTTATTATAACAAAAATTCATTTTGATCTTACTGGACTCAAAGCAAAAGGTGGTACTGCAAATGATGTTATTGGTGTTGGTACAGTCCCGGCATTCATTGGTAGAAATGTAGTAGCTTTAAACGGTATAATATATAGAGCTGAACTTGCATGTATTGAAGTTCCGGCTGCAGCAAGTGGCACTCTTACTACAGATATAGATATAGCAACTAACTCAGCTGGAACAATTGATTATGATGAAGCTGGTGGAACTGCTAAATTGTTTAATACTGCAGCAATGGTTGCTGGAGAACAGGTAGTAAATATCATACCGGCATTAACTGCAAATCATTACTTCTACTTAGTAGAAGCTGATACTACAGCAAGTGATTGTGTATTCAGTGCTGGCCAATTCGTAATGACACTTTACGGCCATGCAATAAGCTAATAGATAGAATAATAGGAAAGTAAAATGGCAGCAACAATAACAGCACCAATGAAAAGACGGTTCATTGACGAATTTAAGAACGATGCAGACTCTGCTTCTGTTCGATATTTTATCGGGATCGCTAGAAGTGAAGATTGGAATGACTCTGATGCCGCTCCTACTCCTTTAAATACTGAAAAAGAAGAGCGTGATTTTAGACATGGTCTTCAATCAGTAAAACAAGTTGCTGATTATTCATTTGTTATTCCACGTGTTAACTGGTCAGCTGGTACAACATTCGGTGCGTATAACGAGATCAACAAGTTGCACACCCTACAGTTCCTTATTATGCCATGACTGAATCAAATCAAGTTTATGTGTGTCTAAAAGCTGGTACAAATACTTCAGGTGCTTCTGTTCCATCTACTGTTCAGCCAACTGGTTCTGCTGTCACTTCATTTTCTACTGCGGATGGTTATGGATGGAAATTCTTATACACTGTCGGTACACTTGATGCAGCTGCATATAAGTCTGCTAACTTTATTCCTGTTAAATTACAAGGTGCTACAACAGGCGAATCGCCTGCTACTGATGTAGAACAACTTACTATTCAAACTGCTGCTGATTCTGGCAGAGAAGTTGTAGGATTTGCTTTAGACTCTGGTGGTGCTGGTTATTCATCTGCACCGACTGTTACAATTACTGGCAATGGTACAGGCTGTGCTGCTACAGCTACTGTTTCTGGTGGAGCAGTTACAAAAATAACACTTAATGATAGCTCGAATGGAGCTTTAAAAATGGGTGTAGGGTATGACTTTGCAAGTGTTGCACTATCTGGTGGAGGTTCACCTACTAAAGTTGCAACTGCTAAAATAAACTTGGGACCTAAAACTGGATTCGGAGCAGATCCAAGAAATGATTTACGTGCAAGAGCGATTATGTTTAATGCCAAACCTGTTGGAACTGAAGAAGGCGAATTTATTGTTGACAATTCATTTAGACAGATTGGTCTATTAAGAAATCCATTGCAACCTGACTCTGCTATAGCAGGCAGTGCATTTACTGCATCAGACGGTAATGCATTACGTAGACTTCAGTTAGCTTCTATATCAACAGCATTTACTCTTCGGTCTACTATAACTGGTGGTACATCGGGTGCAAAAGCGTTTATAGATAAAACTGATTCTGATGAAATTTGGTATCACCAAACTGAAACAACTGGGTTTATACAATTCCAAGAAAATGAAGCGGTTACAGATGCGGCTGGTGGAGCGGGAACAACTCAAGCGACTGGTACAGATGCAGACGACGACGCTTTTGTTAAACCGAAAGTAGATAAGTATAGCGGAGATTTACTATACATTGAAAACAGAGCTGCTGTTACAAGAGCAGCAGATCAGACTGAAGACATTAAAGTTATTATCGAAATATAAGGATTTACGATGGCTACTCAACTAATTCAAACTACGTTTGCTAATACGTATAAAGACGATTATAGCGATAGTGATAACTATTATAAAGTCCTATTTAATAATGGCAGAGCTTTACAACAACGTGAGCTCAATCAAATGCAATCGATTATTAACAATGATGTAAAAACAAATTCAGATTTTATATTTGCGCATGGATCTGCAGCAGTTGGCGGTTCAACAAACTGTAGAAATAATGCAAGTTTTATTAAACTCGATCAAACAACAAATGCCCTTCCTGATACTGCAACATCAATTGAAGGTATAATATTTACTGAAGCTACTTCAAGTATTAAGTTTAGAGTTGATAAAGTTGTTGTAGCTGCTGGTTCAGATCCAGCCGTTCTTTATGTCACATACTTAGATGCAAATAGTGCTGATGGATTATCAACTGCTGGTATTAAAGCAACTCCCGGTAGAAACTTTACTGGTACGGATAGTACTGTACTTACATCACAAACTACTAATACAGTTGCCAATGCTGCTACAGGTTTTGGTACAATCTTTGAAGTCAACGAAGGTAAATTTTATCTTGAAGGACATTTTGTACATACTGCAAAACAAAATCTTGTTGTTTCTAAATTTACTGCAACTCCAGATGCAATAATAGGATTTAAAGTTACTGAAGATATTGTAACTTCAAACGACGATCAAGATTTATTTGATAACAGTGGTGCAACTCTTAACTTAGCATCCCCTGGTGCTGACAGATATAGACTTCAACTTACACTGATAGATCAGGTTAATATTGTTTCAGGTGATTACTTTATTAAACTAGCAGAACTAGTTAATGGTGGAATATTTACAAGTATCAATAGTAAGAGTGCTGGTCCAGCATTAGCAAAAGGTTTAAACTCAGTACTTGCTTCTCGTACATTTGAAGAGAGTGGTAACTATACAACCCAAAGAATGCTAGTTGATTTTATTACTGATGCTGATTCAGCAGATAAATTAAATATTATTATTGGATCAGGTACAGCATATGTTGCTGGTAATCGTATGAATTATGTAGGTAAAAATGAACTTAAGGTTACAAAGCCAAGAACAACTGAAACATTAAATAATAAAGTAACTGCAGCTTCATTTGGTAACTACGTCGTAGTCACTACAATGCTAGGTATTCCAAAAATAGATACATTAGAAAAAATGAATCTAAGAGATGCCATTACTCATGGCGGTAATACAATTGGAACATGTAGAGTTCGAGCCGTAGAAAAAGACGGTGATAATTTTAGATTTTACATTTTTGATGTAGCAATGATTGCTAATAAAAACTTTAGTAAAGTAAGAAGTATTGGTGTGTCAACTATTATATACGGCGATCTTGAGATACTAGCAACTGGTGTTGCTGAAGGTTCAGGTAATGTTGCACGTATTATTGATCCTACAAATAACAATTTGTTCTTTCCTGTCAACAAAGAAAGACCATCTGCGCTTACTGATATCTCATTAACAACTCAGCACAAAGTTGTAGGGACAGCCGATGGTTCTGGTAACATAACATTAACCGCAGCCTCTCTTATTGATGCTAATCATGTATGGGAGCTTCCTGATAGCTGGATTGCAACTGCAAATGACGATGGCGTTATTGATGCTAATAGGGTTATTACTTTGGCAGGTGATGCAACAACTGCTGCTATCACTGGTTTGACTGCAAGTCAAGCTCATACATTTTTAGTGTATGCTAAGAAAGGTAATGCATCAGTCAAAGCAAAAACTCTTACTTCAGTATCTGGTGGAGACTACGATCATTTAACTCCTGCATCTGATGGTTCGATTAATTTACTTAAAACAGATATTTTTGATGTAAGTGTTATTCAAGATATAAGAGCTGGAACTGATGCAGGTCTTGGTGATGTATCAGACAGATATATTCTTGATAACGGATCTCGAGATAACTTTTACGATGTTGGTAAACTAATATTAAAAGCCGGATCTATTGCACCGGCCGGTGATGTTAAAGTTGCATTCAGACATTTTACTCACGGAACTAACGGCGATTTCTTTGCAGTTAACTCCTATAATGGTCAAGTTGATTATGAAGATATACCTTCGCATCGACAAACTAATGGTGAAACTGTACAACTGCGAGACGTACTTGATTTTAGACCTACGGCTGCCGTAGAAAAAGTTGGTAACTCAGATCACTTCCATACAGGAACAGATGATCAAATTATTCCTTTACCTAAAAATAATGGCCTTATTCAATATGACTTAACAAAGTATCTTGGTCAAAAAGGTATAGTTTATATATCACCAACCGGTGGTATGGGCGTAAGACTTGGAGATGCAGAAGAAAATCCACAATATCCAGAACTAGAAGCAACTTCACTTAAGCTTGCTCGAATACAATTAAACCCATATATGTTAGACGATGAAGATGGTAATATAGAACATATCGACAATCGTAGATATACTATGAGAGATATTGGTCAGATAGAAAAACGTCTAGGTCAGTTAGAAGAAATCACTGCGCTTACAATGTTAGAGATGGAAACAAGTAATATAGATGTACTTGATTCGACTGGTGTAAATAGATTAAAGGCAGGTATTACTGCAGACAATTTCCAAAACCAATTTCAATCCGATGTAGATCTTGCAGACTATAGAGCTGCTATTGATCCTGCTAAAAACGAACTAAGACCTTCTTTCATTGCAAGACCTATTGAACTTGTATATGATTCTGCAGCTTCAAGTGGAGTTGTAAGAGCTGGTGACAAAGTTATGATGGCGTATAGCCAGGTTGCATGGAAAACACAAGATAATGCTTCACGTGGTATTCCGGTTAATCCATACGGTTCAACACGAATTAACGGTACAATCACAATGTCACCTTCAAGTGACGCATGGTACGAAACTGAAATTGTATCAACTCGGGTTCAAAAAGGTGATGCATCATTTGATACTTCAAATGCAACAATCTTTGGTAACTGGGATTTCAACTGGTCAGGTATCAGTGATGATGAAGCAGCTAACTTTAAAACAGGTGATAACATTGGATCTCA